CGTCCCCCTCTCCTTTACTGATTATCTGCTAACTTAGCAAAATATTGTAACGTATCGTCATCTTCCGATGATGCTACAATTTCACCAACAGTATCCATATCAGGAACATTAAGAGGTGCAGGATTATACGCCTCTACAGTGCCTTTGACTGAACTACCTGTCAATACCTTATTAAGTTTTTCCTTCAATTCGTCATAAGTCTTGAAAGAGGTAGGACTAATAAATTCTTGAAGACTATGGACTTTCCCATATACTTCTTCCAACTTATCATCATTACCATCAAACAATTCTGAAGAATTATCAAACTCTGATTTATCATAGTTCCAATATCCATCTACCTTGCGAATCTTCAACTTAAAGTTAGCACCTTTCCACATATCAAAAGGATTAATTGCTTTTTCATCCTCAAACGCAGGATTCATGGCTTCAGAAATCTTATCAAAGATTTTCTTACCGAAACGGAACAATCGGACAGTGCCATCATTTTCTGGATGTTTGGGATCACTTACAACAAGAATATTGGAATAATACTTCAGGATACGTTTCTGTTTACGAGCCGTGTCCTTATCAGCATCATTACCACTATTCCACAACTCAGTGTTATACTCGGACACTGGGTCATTCTTGCCAATAGTCGTTAAACTATTTTCAATATACCAACCACCGGGACCACTAAATGCATGATTCCACAAACGGACCCATGGCAAATCTTCACCTTCTGGTTGGGGGAGAAAACGAAGAACGGCAAAACCATTACCACTCTTGTCTAAATCAGGTTTCCAAAGACGGGCATCTTCATAAGAACCTTGGGTGGGGGAGTTGACCTTGGCCAATTCAGTTTGGAGCTTTTCAAAGCTACCAGATTTGTTTTTTAAGTCTGCAAAAGACATATGTACATCTCCTTGTATATCGTATTTTACTGCGTTTATATTAGTCGTATTTTAATACCACTACACTCCATGGTATCACAGTTATTTATGTTTGTCAATACTTATAGTCAAAATACTTTAGGTCATCTTGAAAAAGTTTAGTCACTTGTACTATAGTTTTTTCATTATAAAAATCTCTATAATCCCTTTCTTCGGATACATTCAGTTTACACAACACCAAATTATGTAGAGAATTTATCCAACAGAATTTTTTCCAATCTATATCCATATTCTCAACTCTGCCGATAAAATCTATAAGTTTCTCACCATTGTTGGTAAGATATTCATATTGAGTCCATCGAGTAGCAATATTTGTTTTACTAGGAACTACTTCCATAACAAATTCTTCAAATGATTGTTTTTCATCCCATGCAGAAAAAACTATCTCAAATGGATTCCTTACAAAGGCTGCGGTAAAATAACCATAGGGTATCTTACATTCTTTCACAGGTCGATGTTGAATCAAATCAAAATGATATTGAGCCTGCCAGGGACCTGTTACATTTTCCTTCATATTCAATATAGGCGCTAAAGCATAGGTCATAGAAGACCCACCCGTTTTAGGATAATGGAAAAGAACAAATTTATGAGAATCACTAACTAACATAATATAATGGGTACTAGGGGGAGTTGCAACTCCCCCATATACCTTTAGTCTGTATTGTTTTAGCGGTTATGCCAAATCCAATACAAAACGCCTACGGTGATGAGACCACCTAGTCCGCTGGCTCCTAGTGATGTCACTAGGCCTGAAACATTCCCGATGACATCAACGGGAACAAACAACACTGCTGATCCGAAAAGAATCTGCAGCACTACAGCAAGGGCTAATAAGGAAATAGCAACATCTGTGATGCCGCCAATCCAACCCTTAATCGTATCAACTACTTGTGATCCAGCCATTAGAAAACCTCCTGTTGGTTGGTGTGATTTAACCTTACATACATTTCATCAATAGTAATGTATGTTAGGTTAGGAGTGTTGTTCCACCCCCATATTTCTCGGTTAATTCTATCATCACCCGAAAGCGATTTAGGGTTAACTTTGAAATATTCTGTATTAGAAAATTTATCAAAAACCATCTTATGTTGGAGTATCCAATTATCTGGTGGAATTTCTCCACCCGCAGGATCAATATAACAATCTGTGCCTTTATACATATTATTGGCAAATTCTCCTGTTGTTGAATATAAGTCGTGGCCTAACAGATAAATTTCCTCTGGTTGTTCGTGGTAAGTTGCTAAAAGATTTGCTAATGGACCGGCACAAAACTGGTAATCAGTATTACCAGGTAGGGTTTCGGTTTTTATTACTTTATCTTTTAGGTTGCACCAAGTAATCCAAAGACCAGCTCTTTTGTCACCAAGAAGAATATCAATATTCTCAGGACGTTGGTCGGGATTCTTAGCGAGGGTTTCGTTTCTCAGTCTTACTAGTGTGTCTAAATCTACTCCACTAACTACAAACTCGTCATAACCTTCTTGGCGGTTACTTTCGTGTATGTAGTCTTTAATGTTTTCTACGTCATTCTTTGTAATCAAATCAGGCGTTATTAATTGCTCGTAAGCATACGCCGGTAATCTATTCCAATCTCTTAAATAACAAACATTATCGAAAGCATATCCAGACCTGTAAATCTCATGGGCAATTTCTGTGTCGATAGAAACTAACCGGTCTGGTGTATTATCTCTGTATGCCGCATTGCACATCCAAGTTTGACCATACTCTTTCAAACCTTCACAATCTATGGCACGACGAGATTCACCATTACCAATCACAAAACATCTTTTTTTGTGATTATTCATTTATTTATTCTTTCCCACATCTCTGGAAGAGATAATGTTTGTATATTTTCAAGTTTTTCCCATGGTGCAATAAATCCAGAAAACCCCACATGCCAAAAGTTTATTGTAGGCCAGTCAATAAAAACCAACTTTAAATGCTCAATCCAATTTCCAACAGGAGTTGGAGCAGCAGTAGAGGGAGAATAATTTAATGTATCTTTATAAATGTTGTTAATTTTATCTGTGTTATTATCCAACAAGTCATGGCCGATCAAATAAACATCACTTGGTTTTTCTAGACAACATGCCATATTAACTGCTTGAGGTCCAGAAGAAAAACCATTCTTTAATACATCTTGACCTGCCTGAGCAACAAAATGGTGATCCCGTCTCCGAGTATCACTTGCTATTATATCTTGCACTTTGGTTATGTTGGGATGATCCCATGGCACAACTAAATCTTTTACTAATCTTCCATTAACCATAGTAAATCTTTCATTAGGAGCCTGATTCATTTCCCTAAAACATACTTTATTATTTTCTATATAATCAGTTGTTAATATTTCGTTGTGCATTCCTGGGTCTACAACAATCAACATATCAGGAGCAAACTCTCTATACAATGCATTACAACCATAAATTAAACCGTGGGAAGATAAATCTTCTAATTCAATTTCTTGACGAGATTCACCATTACCTAAAACAAAAATATTAGTCGTATTGGGCACTTCTCAGCGACTCCCATGATACAGGAAATAAATCTCTAGATAGTTTATCAATTTCATTACAAACTTCTTGAGTCTCTAATTGTGCATCGGGTTTACATCTTAAATTACATACACGGGCGAAAGCATACAATGAACCAGTCCAATACCATTCTGTCATCATAGACTGTGGCAACACCATACGAGCTTGTTCAGGACATACACCAGCATTCAACAAAGTATTATAGGTGTGTAATGCAAACTCATTTAACTTAAACACCCTACTACTAGTTCTTTCTGCACGACCTATCCAATCAACATGTTCATCTGCATTCGACCCCTGTTTCTTATCTTCTGCTCGAGCACGCCAATGTTCTGGATCATAGAAATCAGGAGCATCATCAACATATCGTCGTGACACTTCATTCCAGGTCAAACCAACTTGGTGTTTGATTAACTGCCTAGCAACAAAGACGGGGGCCTGAATATGGTATGATAGTGTCGCATGACCAAAAGGGGTCCAATGACCATGTTTCGCAAGATACTTGATAAGTTTCTTATCACCTTCCGTGAGCTCATCGTGTTTCTTACCAAAGGATACTCTTGCGGCATTGACTACCGATAAATCACTGCCCATAAAATCTATCAACTCAATTTCCATTATTCAAATCCCTCTTTATCAATTGTCTAACTCTGTGATGAGCTTCTTCTCTACAAAATTTTCCAATCCCCCAACACTTTTTCTGATAATATCTTCTGACAATGGTTCTGGATAATATAACTCCAATCCCTCCACATCAGTAAGCGCTTTAAAAGAATGGAATTCATTAGGTTTAACTGTAGTCCATTCTCCCTCAATCAAATGGGTAGTATCTACTAAATTATAATCATTCTTATAAACGTGAATATCCAACTCTCCAGAAATAACATAAAACAAATTCCATTTATGTTTATGACTGTGAGTAGAACAAAATCCATACGCCTTTACAAAAATTCTATGTAATTCTACAAAAGGAGTTTTTAATAACAATTCAGTACTACCCCACACTTTTCCAGCTTTCATTTAATCACCTGCCTTCTTAACAAATTTCCAATGTTCATGGTCGGGCCAAAAAGTATTATCCATATGATACCAATGCCATTCACCATCTGCGTTTTCAGCAAGCCAACCTTGCTTACTATCATATTGTATTACCTTTACCGCTCTATGTTCTTTACCATTAAACAGAATAATTTGTTGACCTGATTTATACAAGACTTACTTCCTCAAATCCATCCACATCCAATGAATAAACAATCCTGCTAATCCCAAAGTCGTAAATAGCGCCCATACATCCAGAACATGGAGCAGAAAGTCCAAATATCCAGTTTCCATTATTATTTCTTTTTTTAACTCTACTAATATATAAAGTAGCTTTAGACAAGTCATCAACACCAACACGTTTTAGACTATTCTTAATAGCATCTATTTCAGCATGTATATGAATACTGTGTTCTGTTTTACCATACTTGGCTTGTAAAGGATGTGTCTTGTAAGAATTCTTTCCTAATCCCACCACACTATTGTTTATAACTAATGCAGAAGCCATTCGAGCATTGCCTACTGGCAACACATCTTGAGCAACCTTAAACAATAGGTCAATGTATTTCCGATCCTTCTTCTCTTGTACGTTCAAGTTCACCCTTCCAATTACGACTTCGATACTTCTTTTGGTTATACCTCATAGACAACTCATTTGATAACTCTTGAAGTTTAGGTAAACAAACCTCATTAGTCCACTGCTGAAGTTCAGCATTATCATACTCAAGCTTACGGATTTTATCCTCTGCTTGTTCTAACTTATATGATAGATGAGCAATTCGTCTTTTTGCTTCATCAATATACGACTCTTTTTGTACGTTATCAGTATCGCTCATAACAACTCCTTCACTTTAGTTATTGCCATTTGTTGGCATTTATGTAAATCTACTTTTAAAAACGGTTCGTATCTAGTTATTAATTGACCAACTTCTGGCCAGATAAAAGGTTCAGTAATTTTTTTATCAAATGTCTTTTTGTAGTGTAATAACTTTTCTAAAATTACTAAAGTTTCTAATCTTATCTTTTTACCCAAGTAAGCCTTTATTAATTTTGGATGATTTCCTTTATCACATAGGAATAGTATATCAAAACTTTCTACATTTGTCAAGAGTTTTTCGATATCATTTGAAAAATTATATTCAACACTTTGTACTATTTTCTTATGTGCCTGCCAAGTTTTGATATCAAAATCACCAATATATTTCTTACCACTGATGAGATTGGAAACAAAATATTCTATAATTTGGTCATCACTAAGTTTGGTAGATAATTTGATAAATTTAAATTTATCTTTTCGTTTATCAAATGATTTTACAGAAGCACTTGTCTTACCATTATATTTAAAGTAATCAAAATTACCCTCAAAATATAATTTTAATCCAAGGTACTGTTGATACGTTTCGTAAGCATTCATTAAACTCAAAACAACGAACTCGACTTAGGTAAATAGTTAAGGTCTTCCGCATTTGATTGGATTTTCTCTCTCATTCCTTTATCTATCCATTTTATGATAGTATAGGCTTCAAGATTATTTTCTTCACAATAATGCATCACAGCTTCAAAATGTGTTAATCGTTTAGTTAAAACTAACTGTTCGATTAATAGAGAAAATTTCTTGGGTGTTATTTTTTTAGTCATAGGCTTTCTGCATATTGAAATTTTGGTTCTGTTATTTGTTGTATATCAAAATTATAAGATATAATAGTCTTTCGATTAGTTGATTGAATAGGTGGACATCTATGTATAATATGAGCAGGAAATATACAAATATCTCCTTCATCTACTTCTGGTGCAATTTTTCCATCGCCGGTCAACAATTCTGTTACATTGTTTTCTCCATCAGCTAATTCAACATAATAAACACCAGTAAAATTACAATCATGTATATGCCATTGGTGAAAATCATTTTCTATATATTGTTGAAACCATAGACTTTTAAATTTAACATCACTTAAACCTAACTGCTCATGCATCATACTATTAAGTTTATGAGTCATTAATTTAAAAACAAAATCTACCCAAGGTCTATTTTTATAATCTGTTGAATTAGACCAATCCAATCTATTGATAGGTGAAATCTTTGCTGTGTGTGGCATTCTATCATCAAGGTATGTCAAATGTTTCAATACCAATGTTTCAAACATCTCTTCTAGAGGTTCATCACTTTCACACTCAGCTTGATTTATCAAATCTAATAAATGTTCCTTCTGCTGATGAAGTTCGATAAAAGGTTCTCTCAAATAAAAAGAATCAATTTTAATTTTCGTCATACTACAAACTCAAATAAGAGGTATATCACCTATCCCTGTTTCGGTGATATGGGGGTGTGGTGGTCAAAGCAGGGACCACTATTCTTGCTTTCATAAAAATTAAGTGGGACCTGTTTTAATAACAAGGTACAGGTCCCAAAACCCCGTGAGGTGTTACGCTGCTAGCGCAAAGTCCTCATAATAGAAGTCATCATTGGCTTCTGTGGTTGTGGTTTTCCTCGGCTGAATCTTCTCATCGTCAATCGATACCTAGTCACCCCCGTATTCGGGATTGGGTTTAAAAATCTGTACAGAGTTTGAGTAAGTGGATACGCCATGGACGGAATATCCGCCCAGGCCCCATCTAACTCTACGCTCAGACCAGTTAATGGTGGAGGTGGGGGGATTCGCACCCCCGTCTTGTCCGGATACTGGTTCAGTGTCATCAGATTCCACATTCATATTTATCTTAGAACGTGACGTTAACTTTCAACATCGTGCTGATGTCAGAACGGTTGCCATCTTCGTCCCACGGTGCGGTAACTGATGGTGTAATGGTTAATCGGTCGCCAATAGCAACGTCATAACTGGCACCAATCGACGTACCAGCGTACTCCATTTCGCCTAGGTCGAATGACGGTGTAACAGTCATATCAACACCAAACATAGAATATGCAGCTTCAACATCAGTAGACCAAACTCCGCCTTCCGACCAACTAACAGTCTCGGTGAGTCCAAGGCCCAACACTTCGATACCCGCAGATGCTGAAACGGTACTGGTTCCATCTGTAGCAGCCCAAGCTACTGACATAGGAATACCAGATGAAGTTTCACTTCCCAACAGTGAGAAAGCTCTCTTAACTTTAACGTCGGTTCCATCAACAACATGTTCAATGGTCCAATCGTTAGAAGTTGCAGACAGCTTAACATCAACTGTGTCAAAATCCCCGGCACTTACCGAGGTTGCTACCAATAAGGCAGCTAGTGGTACTAACTTTTTCATATTACTTTATCTCCTTTACTAGTTTAAGTATATCATAAAAATTACAGCAAGTCAATCTTTTATGCTACTAAAGCATCTACATCTAAATTGTTATAAAAATTATCCATTGTCATTGCTAATTTGCTAAAATAATCAGAAGTTTTCTTTTCAAATATTTGCACTTGACCATCTTCAGCAACCATCATAATAACAATATTTTCAATCGCTTCACCAGTATGCTCTTCAAACATTGATGCATAAGCCGTACACTGTATAAAGTGATCCTCTATCCATTCTTCCTTCTTTGGTGTTGTAGTAGTTTTAAAATCTACCACTGCCAGAGTATTATTGTATACACCTATAAAGTCACAACGGCCTGCAACTTGGTATTTTGGTGAGTACATAGTCTGTTCCTGAAGTACTACCTTATCTATTTTCTCATCAAGGTGTGATTTCATTTCACCAAACATACAATATGCAAGAAAATTCTTATCTTTATGGTGTGTTATATCTTCTACCCCATTCAAATAATCTTCACATATGTTATGAAAAGCAGTGCCACGACGAGCAGCCTTACCAGACACAAGACGAGCCTGTTCTTCACCAATACGCTCACGCCATGCTTGCAAACCTTTCTGTTTGCCAGGTTGTTTACTTAAAACAGTGGTAATTGATGGATATTTATTGCCATCTGGTGCTTCATAAAAACGCATACCACGAATATTATGGACAACAAGCTCAGGGAATTCAACACTACTCATTATATACTACTCCTTTTCAACTTTGGTCTTGTAAACCAACATTATGTTTAGCGATCAAATAGGATCTAACTAAACCACTTCGTATGATATCACCGATATCAAACTCTACTACTTCAAACTCATTCATTGTATCTAGAATAACTTGGAAATTATGATAACCATCTCGGTCACCATTATGTTTTCTTAAATCCGTTTGTGTGGGATCTCCTGAAAAATGTATTTTACTATCTTGACCTACACGGGTCATAATAGTGTCTAATTCTTGGAATAATAAATTTTCTGATTCATCTACAACAATGATACTGCGGTCAAATGTCTGACCTCGTAGAAAAGATGTTGAATAAAATTCTAAAGACCCTTGGGCGTGTAGTTTATCATAAAGGTCGGTGAATGCTTGTTCGGATGGCATCTCAAAAAGATACCTTACAAGAATCCTATAAGGATCTTGATATAGATTGGATTTTTCTTCTAAAGTACCTGGCAGAAAACCAATATCTCTAGACGGTAAAAGGGACCTTACTATAATAACTTTTTCATAAGGAGACGCCTTATCCAATACTTCTTTTAGTGCCCAATATAATAAAATAAAAGTTTTACCAGTGCCTGCTGAACCTGTTAAAAACAGATTTTTATTTGCTTCTAATGATTTAAAAGCCTTTTCTTGTGCAGGACCTATTGGTGAAATAGGTACTAAATTTTGAGCGGTAATATACATTTTCTTTTTACTTGACAAAATAATCCTCCTATAGTGTATAGGAGGTATTTATTTTTAATAATATCTTAAATATCAATATCTGAGCCAGCAACATTATGTTTAATATTTCTTAACACATCTTTCCAACCTTCAGATGTACCATGTCCGCCGCCCATGCCGGCATGGTCTCTACCTGAAATAATACCACCAACTCCCGACTCAAACACAGGTATAAAACCTTGTGTTTTCAGAGCCTGCATATCGGCGATAGTAACCATATGCGACTCTACCTCTGAGGTGTCGGGATTAATCATTCTATATATTGGCATTTTATTTTAACATCTCCCATGAGCCATCTGGTTGCCGACATGCGGTCCCATAACCCTGTTGTACTTGATTGCCCACACGAATTTCTTGGATAAACTCACGACAATATCGTCCTTCATATTGACCCATTTGGCGAGGCTGTTGGTAAGATTTAGTCACCTGTACTCGTCCCTGTTCCGATTGGTAAGCATCAGGATTATTCCAACTATTTGCTGTACCGGTTGGACTATACTCTAAAGTATGGGCAACTGTTTTGGTGTGTGCCTGTTGTGAAGTCGCACTCAATTTTTGTCCAATAAAATCTCCTGCAATAGCGCCTAAGGCAAGTCCGCCAAGAATGGAGGCACCCTTATTAGAATGACCTTTACCAAGTCCATAACCTAAAAGACCACCCAATAAAGCACCACCGACTTGGGCCTGTTGTTGCGGAGTCACTCCGGTTGATTGACAAGCACTAACACTTGTAGCCAAAGTCAACATGATTACTGCACTTAAAATTTTATTTTTCATTACGTTTCCTATTTATCTGTATAAAAAATATGGTCTTTAATAATTGCTGTTACAGTCATCGCCCAAGACCAAGAGGGTGTGATGTTTGTGTTGTGATAGTGTGTAGCACCATTTGTTATATCTTCATGGTCACTAGCAATAATATGTACCCATGCAGATTTTATAAAACTTTCTCTATCTATTGTATTATTTAATTTGGGATAATTAGATATTCCATCATTAACCCAACTAAACTGATTATCTTGATATACTACGTCACATACTGTATTCGGATATCGTGGATCTTTTACTCTATTACGAACCACTTGTGCCACAGCAATCATACCCAAGTCCGGTTGACCACGGGATTCGTGATAGATATTCTCGGCACCACAATATATCTCTGCCAAATAATCCCTATCATCAGTGGGCAAACCCATAACAGTCATTGTAGCTATAACAATACTCATCGCTAAATCTGTAGCCATTATTTTGGGTCCTTTCCGTCATCAAAAACATTCTTTCTATTTTCTGGTAAAAAATCACTAGTCGGGTCAAGTTTGTCGTGAGGGTCGAAAGTCTGGACATCGCCATATTTTTCATATGCCATATGATACATAAAAATAATCATCTGGCGCTCTTCAAGTTCCATATTGACCAAGTGGGTAGCACATAGATGTGACCAAGATTTAAGAGCTGTTTGGTAATGATGAAGGTCAGCAAACCACTCTAAGCGAGGCCGTTTCTTCTCAAAACCTTCAGCAATCTTCTTTACATTATAGTTTGACCAAATGCCTTCAGTCATTATCGAAGTTCCGGTTTAATAACTAAATTAATATCAACATCGCCATAGGGAACCCAAAAACTCCACGCAGGGTGTTCTTTATCCCGAACATGATACATTCGTTCTCCTTCATTTTTCGCAAATACAACTCCTAGTCGCTGCAATACCTTTTCACCAGAAATTGGAAGATCCACTTGACTATACAAACCTCCTAATCTTCCATATTCATCAACAGGAAATTCTTTCCTGTATTCACAGAGATAACTATAAAACTTTTCATCTTTATTCATTATAGCCTGTCACCTGTCGTTCAATATACGCTGTAGCTTCTTCTACTGTAAAAATTGTATCCGAATCTGTATCTGGTATATCAATGTCAAAAGTTTCTTCTAAACACATTACCAATTCTATTACATCTAAAGAATCTGCGCCCAAATCTAAACTAAAATTTGATGATTGTTTTACTAAATTACGGTCGATATCTAAAGCCTTAGCCGTTATATCTTCCACCCTTTCCCCTATATTTAACATTATATATCACCCCTCCACTAAAGGTGGTTCATCCTCTGGTTTTACCGTATCAAAAACTTTAGTATCTGTAGTATAATGCACAAGACATTTATATTGTTTTGCCAATTGTTTGGCTATATTAGTTGCTTGTTCTTTATTACCCGTAAAGACTAATTTTGGTCGTCCTTTACCAACGATTAAAAGAACATGAAATTTGCCCTTTCTTTCGACCACAGATACAATTTTGAAATCCGACATTTACTCACTCAAACTGATTCTTTTGCGTGTGCCTTAGACATCTCATCTGTATCAGTATGGGCATCGATATAGTTTCTGACTTCAACTAATTTGTCACGGGCAGTTGCTATTACAGCAAACTGTTCCTCTATGGTCGACATAACATCCCCGTGTTCACCAACACCAACAGCACTGGCCATGAACACATCGATATTGGCTCGTGCCATAGCAATGTCACCCTCTAACTTCAATCTCAGGGCACTAGTAAAATTAATATTCATTTCTAAGTTCCTCAAATAGTTTACTTTCTAAACGATAGGCTTCGTTCTCCCATGGCATATCAGCATACTTAATATTTCTAGAATATCTTTTAGATTTCCATTGA